GGGGGGCTTCCAGCAGGAGCTTTTCCATCCCCTCCTCGAAGTCACCGCCATGCTGCGCCCACGCCTCGCTGTACGTCATGAGGCGGTTCTCCAGGGCCAGGATCGTGGCCGAGATCTCTTTCACCGGGTCGATGAAGCCACGGGCCGGGCCGATCCAGTCCGCATTGCACCAGAGGTCGCGGGCCTCATAAAAATCAGGCGCTCCGGCCGGCAGCGTAAGCTCGCCGCGCAACCACGCCTCTTCCATGACCATCTCGTAGATGGGCTGGCAGTACGCCCGCGCCAGCCAGCGGCGGTAGTAGCTGTAGACCTTCCACGCCTCGTTGAGCGCGGCCCGCATGGAGCTGTAGTTGGTCTCGGAAAAATCCTTGGTCAGGCTCTCGTAGGGGATGCCCTGGGCCGCCGCCATCGCCCGCTGCACGATCCGCACGAAGGCGGCGAAGTTGGAGGACGGGCGCTTGGATTCCAGCACATAGGGCTTCTCGTTTTCCTTGCCGTACCAGACCTGGCCTTCCTCGATGCTTTGGAAGTAGGTCGGCCCTGCTTCCTCTTTCTCGGACAGGCCATGCTGCTCCTGCACATAGCCGGGAAGCTCGCCGCCTTCGGTGGCGATAAAGATCGGGAACTGCGCCGCCATCACCTGGGCGAACAGCTCGAAGTTGATGGTGTCGGACAGGTTGCGGAACAACGCGATGCTTTTGGCGAAGGTGGAGCAGCCGCGCTCCTGTTCGTCCGCCTCCATGCGGTACAGGTGGAAGACCTGCTGGCGGTGGCCCAGCCGGGCACGCACATAGCGAAAATCATTGGCAAGCAGCCCCCCACCACGCAGCCAGCTGTCCAGCACGGAGGGCGGCGGGCAGGCGATGTAGTAGCCCTCCGGCCTGCCGTATGCCGTGTAACGGATGCCGTCGCGCACGTCGGGATCTGTCGTCATGTCCGTCGGGGTCTGGAGCCGCTCCGGCGTGACAGCCTGGATGGCCAGAGAAAAGCGGCGCTGCTGGCCGACACGCTCCTTTTCCGGGAGCATGACGGCCAGATGCAGCAACTCGCCCTTGCAGAGGATGGAGCGCAGACCCAATGCCTGCAGATCGAAAAAATGGTTCTGGCCGCGCACGTCGGCCTCACGCATCCAGCGGTCAAAGGCCCATTCCATGTCCTCGCCCACAGCCCTGGCCTGCTCCGGCGCGATACCCAGACGGGCAGCCGGGATGCTGGCCTTGGGCAGCAGGCCCGTGCCCACCGCGTTGCTGGTGATGGTGTCCACCGTGGCATTGGCCGACCAGTCGTTGGCCATGAGGTCAGCCGCCCGGCGCTGGATGACCTCGCGCTCACGGGAAGTCCCATCACGGCTCTGGATCTGCGGCCCGCGCCAGTGGGACAGGGAGCCGCGGAAGGCCCCCGCATCACGGGAGGCTTCCGGCATACGCCGAGACGTGGAGAGCGGTCTGCCCTGGGCATCGTACAGCATGGCTATCTCACGATCCGGGCGGCGACACGCACAGGCCCACGCCCACGCGAGAGCGCGGCCAGCTCCGAGCTGATCCAGTCGATCTGGTCGCGTATCTCCGATAGATCGTAACGGGTCAGGGTGCGGCTGCCGATGGTGTACGACTTGCCTGTGGAGGCCGCCTTGTAGGCGGCCTTCCAGTCGGCAAGCAGGGAGAGGAGTTCTTCACGGGTCCAAGCAAACATGGAATTGCTATTATCACAGCAATTTTAGCGTGTCTGGGAACACTGGGAACACCGGGAACACTGGGAAGAAAAATGCAGAAAAAACGCAAAAAGCCCGCTCACAACAGTCTGCACTGTGGCGAACGGGCCGGAAGAGACATCATCTTGCGGGTCAATATGGCTTGTGCTACAGGGAGCAGCGGGCACGCCCTCCGAAAGGAGGATATGCCTATGCGCCACTTCCTGCGTGACATCGCGGCAGCAGTCATCGCTGCCGTGATAGCGGCCATGTTGCTCCGCCTCATGGACGGATAACAGCAAGCCCCCGCAGGAAGGGCCATTCCTGCGGGGGCGCAATTCGAGTAACCAAACTCGGAGGGCGTTGCCCACCGGCGGCGGGTGTTACCAGCACCTGCCGCCTTCTTTTTTTCTTAGCCGCTTGCCCCCGCTTTGGCAAGGGGCGCAACAGCCATGCCGCACCTGTCCAGCACAAAGCGCTCGCATTCCGTGCGGGAGTACCAGCGGCCACGGCTGCCCACACCGAAGGCCCGCAGCTGCCCGTTGGCAACTAGTCGGTAAAGCGTGCTTTTGCTGCATCCCAGAACCTCGCAGGCCTCACGCCAGTTCAGCCTTTCCTTCATCGCTACCTCCCGAACCTGCCGGCCAGTCGTGAGCCGCGCAGCTTCTCCACCTGCCGCACCGGTACGGAGCGGGTCTCTCTTTTTTCCTCCGGGCGCTTGAGCTGCCGCACGTTGAGGATATGCGCCAGCGCCTGGATCATGGTCTCGCAGTCCCAGAAGTGGTTGGGCCTGTGGTGCGGATTGAGCCAGGCCATTTTTTCATCGTCCCAGACCTCGGCGCACATCTCGCGGGCATACTGCTCCAGGATGCCCCCCTCCCCGCTGTGCAGGTGGAAAGCTCCGGGGTCGTCCGGAGCGATGCCCAGCTTGTGGCTCAGGTCGGACTTGTAGAACGTCGTGTCGCAGCGCCAGAGCATGAGGCCGCCGGGGATCTTGACCTTGTTGCCGCGCACGTCCGGGAAATATTCCTGCGGCGCGGGCGTATAGGGCTGGGTCATGCTGCGCACGCCTTGCCACGGGAACACGCGCCCCCGGTGCCTGATGGCCCAGGCATAGACCTCCTTGGTGCGGCCGCCCATGGCGTCGATCATACAGGCCCGGACGCTGAACTCCCGGCCCTGCGGGTCACGGTAGACGGAGCCCCACAGCAGGTCGTTGAGCGCCGAGAAGGTGGGGGCCGTGCCCGCCTGCACCAGCCACGATTCCTCATCCTCGCCGTAGCCGATGGCACGGATCACATAGCGGAAATACCCCTTCTCCGCGCTGCCGCCCTGGGTATCCACCCCGGCCAGCAGGACGCAGACACGATCCCTGCCGTCCACCGGGCCGGGTACGGCGCCGCGCGGCCTGTCATCGCACAGGGCAAGGATGGCGTCCTCGGAGCGATCCACATGTTCCTCTTTCCACGGCTCGGCCTTGTACTGGTTCTGGAGGTTCTTGAGGTCGTCCAGTTTGCCGCTCTCCTTGTACTTGAGGGCCGCAGCGGCCACTTCGGACAAGCTCACGAAATAGGACAGCCACGCCGGGATATGAAAGCCCAGCTTGGTGGGCCGGTGGGCGGCCTGATGGGCCGACAGCTCAAGGCCGCTGGTCCGCTCGCGCCATTCCCCCCGGCGCACGGCCCGGTCACGGTCGCCGTCATCCCAGACAGTCCCGCAATGCTCGCAGGGGTAGGTGGCCAGCCGTCGGGCCAGCACGTCCTCGGCGGTCGGCTCCCGATCCGTGTCCTTGTCCGGCCAGCTGATGCGGTCGAAGGCCATGAGCTGATAGAGGCCGCAGTGCGGGCAGCGCACCCAGAAGTCGAAACGCGCCCCGGCCTCGCGGGTGAAAGCCACCCAGATGGGGCCATCCTCCGTGGTCGGGGTGGAGATCTTGAGGATATGGCAGCGCCCGCGCCGCCGCCATGTGGTGGTGCGCTTCTCGGCCAGCGATTCCGACGAGGCCTCGTTCTTGGGGTTCTTGTACTTGTCCAGTTCGTCCAGGATCAGGGTGCGGATGGGTTTGTTGCCCAGACGCGACACCGAGCCCGACCAGCCCAGATAGATGGGCATATGCGCCAGATTGATCCGCAGGCTGGAGGCATCGTCCCCGTAGCCGGTCATGTACTCGCGCAGGCGCGGCGAGGTCTCGATCATGGGGATGATGCGGTCTTTGGCATTCTCGCGGGCCGTGATTTCGTCGGGAAACACATACATCACCGGCCCGGGGCTGCGGTCGATGCACCAGCCCACCAGATTGTGTCCGGATTCCGAGCCGCCCGTCTGAGGGCTCTTGCAGATGATGACCGTCTCCACCCCCGGCGTCCCGGCGGCGTCCATGATGCCCACAAGATACGGAGTAAAAATGTTCTTCCATTTGCCGGGGATGCTGGACATCTCCACCACACGATGGCGCTCCGCCCACTGGCTGACAGGAATGGGACGGCGACGGCGCAGGACCTTCTTTTCGCCCTTGGAGAAACGGATGCTGATACTGCCGCCATG